ACGATTTCTTCATTCATGAATCTGTAATCATTTTTGAAGTCTTTGTTGTCATTTTCGAAGTGCAATCCAACTGGCACAGTGGCACCATTTCTTTCTTGCTTGTTCACTGTGATTTCTGCATTGTCCTTGTACACAGGAAGTTTAAGCAATATGTCCAACTTGCTCAGATTGGGCATACCGAATGTGCCTGTGAATTCTGCGACAGATTTTTTTAGTTCGGATTTGACCACAACAGATCTGTCTTCTGCCATAGCCTCCATTTCAGTCTTGCTGTCATCACCCACGATCTTCACGAGATCAATGAAACCTAATGAATGAGTGTGTTTGACGATGTCTTGTAGTGTATCTTTCATACTGTGTTCTCCTATGTGTTATTATAAAATTATTTAGAGCTAAAGTCAACTCTAACCAAACAATTTGTCGAAGGTATTGTCTGCTTCAGAGTTACCGAGATCCCAATCCAGCACACCAATTAGGTTATCAAGTTTTTTGTTGATAAGTGTGGATTCCATTTCATCATCTGCGAATGGTAACTCCTTAAACCAATCAGGGATTCTCAATTCATCTGTTGGATATGCGATAGATGTGTACCCCATTGGATTGTCTTTGAGTTTGCAAACTATACATTTTTGGCCATCGATGATGTCCATTGAATACTTGTCGTTGTAGACTTTTTTCAAAGTGTTCCAATTGATTGCCGCTCTGACGTGTCCTGGCATGTTGATTTTGCCTTTGCGTTTTTCTCGAGAATGGTATTCTGTCAGTTTGTTCACACGTCTTGGTGAACCCTTTTCCCAACCAGGCATCTTTTTAAATTCTAAACGGAAATCAGCAATGAATTCCATCACATCATTTTCTTCAGCACCTATCAATACCTTGTTCAAGACATCGGATAGGAAATCTTGTATGTATGCAGGAGTGTCTGAACGTTTCAAGTCAAGACCCATTGCCTTGATTTTATCCACAGGTTCCCCCTCCAGATCATATATTTTCATTGCATATCTTTTCTTTGTGATGAATAATCCTTTTGAACCCACTGCCTCTCTGCCTGCCGCAATCAGTTTGCCATACGAAGTTGGACAATTGAATGCTTCTTGCATGTATTTTGGAAATGATTTGTTGACTTCTTCTGCCACAGAGTCATACAGTTGCACCACTGATTCCTTGCTCCATGGAATGTTGCCTGCATCAATATCTGCCTTAAGTGGTTGATAGGCTGAAAAATACACAGAGTCTGTGTCACCATATATCACTGATTTACCTCTGTAATCATACTCTCCACAGATGATTTCATTAGTCTTGGAAGCCATGTGTTTAGTGATGCATCTGCCTGTTAATGTCGTGGACTGTCCTATTCTTGTGTCAAAAAATCTACAGCCAGGATTGAGAATGGCACCATACAGCGAATTAAGATTAATCTTTTTAACCAACTGTCTTTTGTCCCAAAATGCTGTTTCAGTCTTGTTGCCTGCATCAATGGCTTTCTTTCTTTTAGCTTGTAATTCTTTACGTTCTGCATACCAGCGTTCCAGCAGTCCTGGAATTACGCCTGCGAACTCATGCGTGAATATTGTGCCATTTGCTGATAGGAACCATGGTTGATCATTGTTGAATATTAATTCATAAACTTCTGCCGCACTCAGTATATTTGATTCACCGTTCTCCCAATCGATTGTGATGCTTTGTGCCCTGTCTTTACGCATTACTGCCTGATACTCCATGGAACCGAATTCGCCTTCCCATGCACCAGCGAACGATTTCTTTTCAAGATTCATTCTTTCATCTATGGTCTGATCAGTCATTATTGGACGCAGTTGTCCCACAATGGTTTCGGGAGCCATGTTCAATGCCCTGATCACAGATGGATACAGTGAGTTGATGTCAATGGATCCAATCCAATCATGCAATCCTTTCTTTGGGTATGCCACGTATGCACCTGCCGCCGGATCTGATCCTGGTTCACGTCTAACCCTGTCAGGAACTACCATACCACGCCTGTGTGCTTCATTGATAATGCCTTGTTCTGTAACTGCCACAGCACCCATAGTTGTTTGTATCAACACAGTGTTTTGATGTGCCAATTCATTTGACAGTGCAATGAATTTTAGTTTGTCATCTAATCTGCCCAACAGTGCAACGTCTTGCCTGTTGTATTCTATGAACTTGACAAAATCTTTGTTGTACAGTTGATCCAGTGTGCCTTCATATGGAGTCTTTTGTTCTCCCAATTCCATCTTGGATATGAAATCTAATGCGTATGAATGGCGTTCTTCATAGGTGTATTTTCTGTACAGTTGCATGTAGTCCAGGTGCACTCTGCCAATTATATCATATGTGACTTCTTCATTGCCAAATCTTTCAAACATTCTCTTGCGTGGATATGTGTTCCACAAGCACAGTCGCCTTGTGTCATCCTTGGACAACACTTTTTGTATCCTGTTCACTGTGTAGGGAATATCAAAACCTTCTGAGTTCCAACCGCTCAACACATCAGCATCTTCGATCAGTGCAATGAACTTGTCCAGCATGTCTGCTTCTGATTCACACAGCATGGTGTTTTCAAATTCTTGTTCAATGATTTCTGGGTTGGGAAAGTCTTTGGGAGGAATGGCCAAAGACACAAGTTGATCCAACCATTGCAGATACACAGTGATTGAAATGATCGGCGCCCAGGCATCCGCCGGTTTGGCATAACCCTTGTTGGGATCAAAATCAACCTCGATGTCAAAGAATGCAACCTGTAGTTCCGGAGCATCTTTGTTGATGTAGTTTTCTTCCAAGCAACGGAATATTGGATTGATGTCAGACTCAAACAGTTTTTTGCCTGCCTGCATGGCCACCTCACGTTTGAATTCCTTGCCTGACTTTGTGGCAATGCGTGATACTGGTGTACCATACACACTTTTGAACTTGCCTTTGGGGTCGTCATAGTACGCAACATATCGAGCAGGATACTCAACGAAACGTCTTTCTCCTTTGACACGTTCCACAACGGAAATCTTGTCGGACTCTCGATCAAATAGTGCGTCTACGTAACTCATTTATATTTTTTTCGCAACTGCCAATAAGTGTTCAACATCTTCAAAATCTTCTCTTTCAGAAGATATTGATTCCTTGAATGCCATGTTGATGGCTTTATTTAGGTTTGCAGGTTTGATTTCCATTTCTTCTGCCACTGCTTTCACAGTATCTCTTAGTCCTTCTGTTAGATCTTTGACTTCTTGTTTGACTTTGATTCCATCATTGATCACCTGTGTGATTTTTGCTGTTTCGTCTGGTGTAAAAACTTTCATACTCATAAGAATCTCCTTTATGACTTATTATAGAGTCTTATGTTAGTTTTGTCTATTGTTTTTTGAATGTTGTAGTTTGGTAATAAAACTGTCGAAATATCTCTTGGGTGGACGGTCTTTGTTAATCTTTAGACCGCGTGATCCAGGGGATTGAGGTGATGCAATTTGTGATTTGGTTGGAACATTTATTATTTCTTCGATCTTCATACATCTATTTACCGGACAAAAGCACCGATGCGTTGATTGTACTCTGGGCATTCCACATAACGATAACCTTCCGGAGGCGTGGTGTCTTGTCCTTGCCACACGGGTATGAATTCAACATTGTCAAAATCAAAGTCTGGATTCTTGCGTAGGTGCACTTCGATGAGTTTGCCGCCAATGTATTCGCAGTTCATGAATTGGTATTTTTTTGCTATGGGTTTGAGTATGTCCGGTAGTTCAACTGTTTGTTCTACTTTGATCCATTTTTTCCAACGCACGAATGATTCGGGATATCTAAAACCCTGTATGTTGAGTATCGGTTCGCCCCATTCGTAGTCAATGCTCAAATGATCTCCCTCGAATATTTCTGACCAGAATGTGCCGGGTTGCAAATGATCGGTCCATCCTTCCACAGTTAGGTATTGCTCGTAAGCACCTATGCCCAGTCCAACTATGTTGGTCACTGGTCTCACGATGTAGAATCCATCTTCTGGCACATCAACACCTGTTGGCC